GCCCCGTGCTACGTCGACCCCGGCCGCGGACATCGGCCCAGGGGCTTTTTCGGTCCACCGACTCATTGCCGCGTTCACCCAATCGGTCGGGATCACCTGCCAAGGATCGTCTTCCATGGCGCCGGCGAAATCGCCGTAAAGCAGCGCCGACCGGATCGGCTCGGGAAAAGCCTGCAACACGCCCGCGTAACCGCTCTTGGCGTAAAACGGGTTGTCTTTAAGACCCGCTGAAATGAACGTCCGTGACCGGGGCAGGATCGTCTCTGTTTCGCCGCGCTCGTTCGTATGTTCGAACGGTTCCGGCCCCACAACCTCGGTATCTTTCCCGTCGATCATCGCGAACCAACGGAGTTCGCCGGGCTTTGCCGGATTCGGGTGGTGCTGATCGAGCCAAGGCGCCCACCGGCGTATGATCCACTGGCCCTCAGCCGTCAACGGCGGGTTAGACGCAGCGATCACCCGGCACCTTTGCGCCGCATCCGTCGTGCGGTTCCACCCGCTCAGAAACACGTATTGGTACTCGGTGAAATGTGCGAGTTCGTCGAACCCCTTGAGATCATGCGCCCGGCCCTGGTACGACTGTTCCGACCCCGGCCGGCTGCAGTGCCCAAACTCCACTTCCCGGTTGTCGTTGGTAACGTAGGCGTGGTTTTTGCCGCTCCACCGTCCGAAGTCTCCGATTATTTCCTCGGCCCGGTCCACCAATGGTTTTGTGTCGTTCTGCTGGCGCCGGAAAATGATCGATTTGCGGTGGCGCGTGAGCGCGGTTCCAAGCAACAGGTCCGACTTGCCGCCACCGGCCGCCCCGCCGTAAAGCGTCTCGTCCGCCTCGCTGTCGAAGGCTTCGTTTTGCGGCTTGTTGTCAGGATGCGGCGACCAGACCGGCGAGCCCACCCGCCTACGCGCCGCCAGCCATTGTAGCGCCCGCCGCCTCGCCGAGTTCGTCAGGGTCGGGCTCACCTCCAAGGAGCGCAAGCAATTCCTCCTCGCTCATGTCCTCGATCCGCCTCACGCCCAACAAGCGCCGGTCCACGAACATGCCGATTTCTTTGCCGAGCAGTTCAAGCGCACGATTCCCCGCGTTCGGGTTGCGGTCATCGCCATCGTCAAGGCAACGCTCGGCGTTCTTGCGGAGCATGTCCATAACCCAGGCGCGGTCGATCTCGACCCGCGTTGCGGCACGTTCGGCGATTTCCTTCACCCGGGACTTAACGTCTTCATTTGACTTCAACCGGGCTGCGTTCTTGCGATTTGGTTTGTACCCTGCTTCGGAATACGCCTTGTCCCCGGTCAGGCCTTTCGCCAAGCCTTGCGCGAAGCGTTCGTGTCGGGCGTTGTTCAAGGCGGGCATGGGCGTTTTTTCACATGTAATTGACACGAAAAAACCCGCTCAGGGACGGCCCCCGGCGGGTTGAGCGTAGAAATCCACTCCATCTAGAAAAACGCTAATATCAGCGAGTTTGGGAACATGCAAGATTTATTTTTTTTTACCCGCCGCTCGCCAGGCTGGCCAGATCCAGCAACGCAGCCCTGTAGCGCCGCCGAACCGTGTGCCGGGTGACGCCAAGATGCCTTGCGATTTCGCCCACAACACCCCGCCGGCCAGCCGCCATCGCCCACAACAGCGACCGCGATTCCGCATCGAGCGCCATGGTCCATTCGAGCGCCTCGTCCATGTGGTCGATCTCGCGCGGCGTGGCCTTGCGACGGGTGTGGGTTACGGTGACGCCCGATCCGGTTTCAATAACGGACAGGGCCTCGGACCAGCGTTCCGATCGGTCCATCATCCGGTTGTAGCGCGTCTCCAACGAGCCGATCCGGTCCCTGGGCGTTTCGTCCGGCAGGCGCCGCAGCGTGCGGAATGCCGCTTTCAGCCGCAGCCGAACCTCATCGGGCGTGTAGATTTTGCTGGGTACTGGCATCCATTGCCTTTCGAATATTTCGCCCGTCGCCGTCGCCGCCATCAGGTGCCCCCTCCGTCTTTGGGTGTCACGAAATCGGCCCCGTTCGGGTTCGGTCCTTCCGCCTCGGGCGCCGGTATCTCGGCAAACGCTTGATCCGCCGCCTGTTCGATCTTCCGCAACGCCTTGCCCAGTTCAGTGCATGTGATTTTGGATTCGCTCATCCTGTTTTCCTTTCGGGTGTTGCATAACCATCCGCCTCACCGCGCCCGCATCACGTTCATCCGCATGAACTCCGGCAGCGCGCCCCACTCGCCATCGCTGAAATCGTCGCGGCGCAGATCGTCCCACGGCTTACCCTTGGCCTCGGCCCAATCCGATTGGCTGCGAGCGGCCCAAGCGGATCGATCGACGCTGTTGGCGCCCGGCGGTCCCCGTGCCCCGGTCTCGCGGTTGAGCTTGGCGAACTGCGCCGATGTCGAGTTGAACCATTTTTTTTGGACCGCCGGCGACTGGTCGGACAGCCACGCATCCCGGGCGATCAGTTCGCCCTCGAGGGAGAGGTTTGGAAACGATCGTTCCCACTTCCCGAAATCGCCCTCGGTCAGTCGAATAACTTTTCCCTCGAACCGGTACTGGCGCGAAGCGCTCGGTGGTTTGGTGTCCCCGCGGCGGTCGAGGTTGGGCGGGATGTCGAAATCGTCCGTGCCGTTCTTACTACTCCCTTCCATTAGACTCCCTTCCATTCCATTAGACTCCGGGGGTGAGCGATCGTCGAACGGTAGTAGACCGGTCGCCGAATGGTCTTTGGGAATTGCCGGAAATTTGAGGCTTGGCTTGTCAACGCGCTGGTGTTTCGACCACCCCGTTACGCCCCAATATGTAATGTTTTCAACCTCATACTCGGCAATTAGTTCGACCCGTATTAATTCGTCGACCATTCCACGAATAGTCTCCGACCGAATTTCGTCTCCGGGGAACACGCGCATTTTTAGCGTTCGTGCGTTCGCGGGCATGATTCCGCCGTCATCGCAGAAATTCCACATGCCGATGAACAGCAAACGGGCATTCGTGGAACATTCCACGACCTGTTCCGACGTCCAAAATTCCGGTTTGATTGTTCTTATCCGTGCCATCCCCGTCCCTTATCGCGCCAAGTTTCTGAACGCCGTCGACTCCGCGTCGAACTGCAAATGCGCCCGCCGATTGGCCGGCCCGAAGCGGTTTTTCGCGACCGACAATTCGGCCTTGCCGCGGACCTTCGCAAGGCCTTCCTCCCAGTCGAGGCGCTGCGTTTCTGTCGGGTTCGTCGGCTCCGTGCGGCGGTAATATTCCTCCTCCCGGTAGAGAAACGTCACCACGGCGGCGTCCTGTTCGATGCTGCCGCTATCGCGCAAATCGGACAGCATCGGGCGCTTGTCGTCGCGTGACTCGACGGCACGGCTGAGCTGATGCAGCAGCAGCACCGGAACCTCGAGATCCTTCGCCAGCGCCTTGAGCATCATCGTATTTTCGGCCACCTCGTAGACCTTCATTTGATTGCTCCTGGGGTTCAACGGACGCACCAGCGCGAGGTGATCCACCACCACCAGGCCGAGGCTATCGCGCCGCTTGGAAACGCTCCGGGCGCGGCCGGCGATGGTGGCCACCGTGTGCGCCGATGTCGGATCGATGATGATGGGCAACGGTGTCTGGGCCATGCCGCGCCGCACCTCCGTGTCGATCGGCGACAGCGCGCCGCGGCGCGCGAGGTCCGCGCTCGTGCCCGTCTGGATGCTGAGGATCCGGCTCATCAGTTGCGCCTCGTCCATTTCCAGGCTGAAAAACAGCGTGCCCAGGCCCGATTTCGCGGCATGAAGGGCGATGGACAGCGCAAGCGATGTTTTGCCCATGGCAGGGCGCGCGCCGATCACCGATAGCTCGGAGCGCGGCAGGCCTACGATGATCTTGTCAAGGTCCACCAGCCCGGTCTTGACGGCGCCGGCGTTTTCGTCTTCACCCGACGCGGCGCGCTCCTCTCGCTCAAGGGCTTTAACGGCCGCGGCACTCCAACTCACCGCGCCCTGGTCCTCGACGGAAACGACCTCGTGCAAGGCGGACAGGTGCTCGGCCGCGATGTCGGACGCGCCGGCGTGAAGGTCGAGCCGGTGGGCCTCGTCGATCGTCACGGCACACAGATCCACGATGTCGCGGCGGTGCGCCAGGTCGCGGACATAGCGCGCGTATTCGGTGGCATGCGGCACGGCATTTTGAGCCAGCGACGCCAGATATTTAACCCCGCCGACCTGCTCGAATGCCTCGTTATCGGAAAGTTGCGCCGCGACCAGTATGGGAGTGATGCCATTTCCACCGGCCCGAGCCGCGGTAAAAATCTCAAACAGCCGCGCGTGCAACGGCTCGACGAAATCCTCGGCGGCCACAAGGCCGGCTACACGGTCCATGGCCATATCGTCCAGCAGGATCGCGCCCAACAGGCCCATTTCAGCCTCGATATTCATCAACGACGCGCGGTCGGGCTGGCGCTCCATGGGAATCACATCCGCCGTCATTCCGCCACCTCCGCAACCGGCTTCTCATTCGGTTTCCAACCCTCGTCCTTGGCCGCTTCCATGATCTGCTTCGCGGTAACGACCCTGGTCCCCAGGTGCCATTTGCCATTCCTCTTGTTGACGGATCGTGTCGTCTTATCTCTCAGGAACTGGACCGCCCGGCCCAGTTTCCCGAGGGAATCCTCCAACGAACGCGACGGCCCGCCGTGCTTCTTGAGCCAGTCTTCCTGATCGCTCGGGCTCGGTGTTTCACGTGAAACCACGCGAGCTTTCGCCGGTCGTATATCCTCGAAGCCCCTGCCCTTCGGCGTCGGCCACTTGGCGTCCATGACCGGCTTGTCGGGCGCTGGCGCGGGCCGCTCGGATGCTTGCAGGGAATCGGTCTCAACCGCCTGGATTTCCGCAGCCTTCGGCGAATCCTGGTGATCAGCAGAATCGGGCTTCACATAGCCGTCCGCTCGGCCCGCCGTCTCGCGCGGCTCGATGTTCTCGGGCCATTCGAGAACATGGATCGTCATCGCCCGACGGGCGCCCTTGCGTTTCAGAAACCCCTTGGCCTCGAGCGCCTTCATCGCGGGCGGTATGTCGACGCCGCGAACGTTGCACGCCTCGGCGAGCGTCGCCTGGGTCGGGCTCAAGCCGCTCTGTGAAATCAGCACGGAGGCGGCGGTCCAGATCGCGCGTTGGGTTTCGGTCAGGCCATCGGGGCCCATCGCCGGCACATCCGTGCCCTTCCGCCCCGGCCGCGAATTGCCGTGCAGGATAAAGACGATGCACTTGTCC